AGAAAAGTAAATAATGATAGTTTTACGAAAGTAAAACCAAATATGATAGTAAAAATTGTCAAAAAAATGACAATTAAAAAAAAGTCAAAAAAAAGACGACTTAAAAAGCCGTCTTTTAATTTTATGTTATGCAGTTTATGCAGACAATTTATTCATTTGTTGAGGTGTCAAGTTCTGATGATGAAAGCCGTTTTTCTTTGGGTTGGTTTCCGTCTTGTCCTTGTTTTCCTCAAATTCATTTTCTTTGATTGCCTTAACAAGTCTCTCAGCAAGTTTTGAAAATGTATCTGTCATTTCCAGACGTTTTTTATCTGATGCGATTAAATGTAAATAACCCTCGTCGGTGTCAATCTTCTTTAGAATGTCATCAAGAGTTATTTTAAACTCTTCATGGGTGGCAAGTGTATATTTTTTGTCTTGCCTTTGTGCGACTTCTAAAGCACTCCCTTTGAGGGTTTTATATTTTGGTTCGTCGACTTTCTTTTTTCCAGATTTAACTTCTTTATCTTCGGCAGTATATTTTCCGTCTTCAATTTCCATTGAATCTGAATTTAATTTTCCGTCGCCAAAAAATAAACTGTGACTATCTCTAATAAAAGCCTGTCGCGCCAGAATATGAGTTGATACTCTAGGTGTGGCAGTTCCGTTTTTCATTTCGATTGGAAAGGTTTTTGACTCGTCAACAAATATGTCTTGGATAATGCCGTTTTTAAGCTCTCCTGTAGTTGCGTTGATTGCGTCCTTGTCCAGCACTCGTTGAAAAGTGTCTTGGGTTCTTCCTGCCTTCCTGTAGCCGATTATATAGCCAGTATTCTCTCCAATAACTAATTGAGCGATTCTAACAGAATCTGCAGTACTGCTTTTTAATCTGCTGATTATGTCGGTGTCTTCATTAGATGAATACATATCGTCAATTAATTTATTTAAGCCTTTGGTTAAATCCTTTTTATCAGGAACTAGGTTTTTATTATTTTCTTTAGTTCCGATAAAATATGCATAATCACAAACAGCTATTGCCAGACTTCGCATTGTTGAAAAGTTTGACTTGGTTGTTGAGTCCAATTTTCTCAATGCAGATTTAACGTTAGACTCTGCGTCTGCTGAGTTATCGGTTACAGGTTTAAAGTTTAAATTTAAATTTGTCATAGTATAATTCTCCATTTAGTTATGACTTGTTAAAATTATGTCAATTTCTTTTGACTCTTTAACTATACGAAAAAAACCAGTCTTATACAAACTGAAAATGATAGTTGCCTAAAATACCTGTATGATAGTATTAAAAAAATTTTTTTTGATAGTATGCACGCTGTAAAAAATTAGCTGGATAAAACTTTTTTTTATTTGTCCAGGTGGTTCAAAATTTGTTGTCCTGGTGGTGTAGTTTTTTATCTTTTAATTGGTATTTACTGGCGTTTATTTATGCATAAGTTTTGCATTGTCTGCATAGTATACGCAATGTCAATAAACCGACAATTTCAGCAAAAAAAATCGCAGTAGTGCGACCAAAAATAAGTCATTGATTTTATTGAATATTATTACTCGTTAACGACAAAAAAAACATAATAAAAACAACGACTTATATATAGTGTCAATTTTTTGACATACGCATGACCCACCCCACCCATACACGTTACATGTGCTTGACTCCTGCATAATTTTGGGGTATGGGTTTGTAAACCAGAGTGCGGCTACTTACAGTAGCTAGGATATTGGGCATAAAAAAAGCTGGCATTGTAAACCAGCTTGTGTTTAGCCTTTCGGGGCACTATTTTTTTCTTGTTAGGTATTATTTTAGGTCTGAATTTGCGTACGGATGCCGCAACAGGATTTCTTTTACGAGTTCGGCTATTTACCATTAGTTGTTCCTGAAAAAGAAAAAAAGGGAAAAAAGAAAAACAAGCACTTTTTACCGTATTTTTCGACTCTTGTCAACCCCCTAAATAAAAATAAATTTTTCTTGACAACTTATTTCTTCCTAAATCTCTATTTTTGTGTTATAATATGTATACCATGAGAAAAAAACGTCAATTTAACTCATTATTGGAGCAAATTAGTGCCGAATACGAAGAAAAGGGACGTTTTACAACGCATATACCAAGCCATCATGTATATTATATACGTGCGGCTTTAAAAGAACGTACTGGACAGGACTTCAGCGTTGAGGACATTGAAAAATCATTGGTAGCAGAGGGATTGTCTGAGTATGTCAGGTGAAAACCTGCCCTACCATAAGCGTAAAGAAGCTGTACTTATACTTGAGGGGTTCGCTACAGCCAATCTAACGTACAAAGGACGGAGTTATACCAATGGATTCCGTCCTTTAATTAATATAATGAGATAATATGGCACGAAAAAGAGATAAACAGCCCCCAAAAACGAAAAAATACTTTCGTTCTACTAAATCTGGTGCTGGCATGACTAAAGCTGGCGTAGAAAGATATAGACGAGAGAACCCGGGTAGTAAATTAAAGACAGCAGTAACTGGGAAAGTTAAGAAAGGAAGCAAAGCAGCAAAGAGACGTAAATCGTTTTGTGCAAGAAGTGCAGGACAAATGAAAAAGTTTCCTAAAGCCGCAAAGAATCCTAATAGTCGTTTAAGACAGGCTAGGAGAAGGTGGAAGTGTTAAATGTGGATACCAGTTATAACAATATTATGGGCACTAGGAGAAAGTGCTGTGTGGGTAAATTTTCCAATGCTTAATTTTCCCTTGACAACATCAGACAAGTGCTATGAATATATAGCTCAAGTTAGAGAGCACACAATGCAAAACCCTAAATATTTAAATGGGTATAGTACATGTGTGTATATAGGAAAGCCTACTGGAGAAAATACGTAATGTTTCAAGCATTGATAGGACCTATAGCCGACCTTGCAGGGTCATTTATGCAAGGACAGATAAATAAACAGAAAGCTAAAGCTACATTAGCACAAACTAAAGCTGAAGCTGAAGCAGAAATTATGCGTACTGCAGCCACCCATGATTCAAAATGGGAAATTATTATGGCACAGGGTACGCAAAATTCGTGGAAAGACGAACTGGTTACTATTGTTATTTTAATACCGACTGTGCTAGTTTTTATTCCCGGAATGGAAGACATAGTAAAAAATGGTTTTGCTAGACTAAACGAATTACCTGAATGGTATACGTACCTGTTATTTTTAACAGTATCAGCTGCTCTAGGAATTAGAGGGTTGGACAAGTTTAGAAAGAAATAATGACCAAGATTTTTGTTATAGCTATTGTTATGTGGTGGGCAGACCCCACGACAACACCAGCAAATGATTCAGTAGAGATTACACATTTACATGGGCAACCTCTATATTTTAGAACTATTAAAGATTGTGGTGTTCATATTGATAACAATTTACAAGCTTTAAAAGAATATGGTAAATTTGTTTATCCAACTGCACATACAGTTAAAACTATTTACTGTGTAGAAAGAACTAAAGCAGTTAATAATAATGAAATATAGAAAGAAATAAAATGCCTCACGCAGTTAAAAGAATGAAAAAAGTAATTAAAGGTTTAAATAAAGCTTCTAAGTTGCATGCATCGCAAGCTAAAACTTTAAAAAGCATTATAAAAAAGAAACCTAAAAAGAAAAAGAAATGACCTGTAAGTGCGGAAAAGAAGACTGTGCTTGCAATAATGATTTGCAATATATAAATACAGATAAGTCTAGTAATGACTTAGTGCCTGATAAGTTAGCTTATCAAACAAACAAACGGAGAATGGCTTGGATTTTATTGGCTATGATGCTTTTCACTACACTTGCTACAATTTACGACCCTACCAGAATGGCGGAAGCAGAAAGCATTTTGATGACTCAGTACCTGTCAATGTGTGGACTGTTAGGGGCTTATTTTGGTTTTAGTGCTATAGGTAATAGAAAATGATTAAAGCCAATGGTTGGGATAATCATGAAGATACGTTTGAAGAGAAATTACGACGAGAATTGGTAGCGGCAAGAGAAACAATATTTTTATTAAAAGATGATATAAAAGAGTTGACAAAATCTTATTATAAAATATTAAAAGAGAATGAGAAACTAAAAAGGATTAATTAATGGAATACTTTGTTGAACGGCTGCAGAAAGAATTAGAGATTGATGAAGGATGTAAGTATGAAACGTATTTGGACCATCTTGGTTTACCCACTTTCGGTATTGGGCACTTGGTTAAAGGGACTGACCCGGAGTATGGCAAACCTATTGGAACAGCCATTAGCAAAGAACGGGTGCTTGAATGTTTTGAGCAGGATATACGAACGACTATAATGGATTGTAAAAAGGTATTTGATGATTGGGACGCCTTGCCTGAGGAAGTAAAATTAATCATGGCAAATATGATGTTCAATCTCGGATACCCAAGATTTTGCAAATTTAAACTAATGATACAGGCTGTTAAAGATGGCGAGTGGATTGAAGCCGGAAATCAGATGCAGGATTCTAGATGGTACAAACAGGTAACCAATAGAGCAGATAGATTAATTCATAGAATGAAGGGAGTACCATTACATGGCTAAAAAACACATTATGGATTTAAAAACAAATGCACCTAGATTAAAAAAAGGTGCTATGCTTGGAGATTTAAATAAAGATGGCAAAATGTCAGGCTATGAAAAAGTAAGACAGAAAGCTATTGAAAAATCTATGGCAGCCCAAAAGAATAAATAGTGGCTCCTCGAATACCAAGAAAAAAGGGGCAGCCCGCAAGGTCAAAGAAACATAGTGACCTGTATACTGATGAAAACCCTAAGGGCACAATTAGGGGATTAAAATTTACTACAGCCGCTGACGCTAAAGCATCAGTAGCTAAAATTAAAAGGTCAAATAGGAGTCATGCTCATAAAACGCAGGCTGCTATTGCAATGGAACAAAGAGCAAGAGTTGCTGGCAAAGCTGGTGCAGCTCGCATTTATAGAGCATTTATTGAACAACAAAAACGGATAACTAAACGTAAGAAGAAATAAATGAACTATATAACAAGTAATATACCTTATTTTAAGGTATGGGTTCGTAGAGAATATACGACCAATTTTGACCGATACCATGGCGAGTTTTTACATGGTATGGCTATAGCAGTAACAACCTTACCAATGAAAACATTAAGTTTTCAAATATTGTTTACGGGTTGTGATGAAGAAGAAAACGTACACGGGGGTGCTATGTGGGCAAGAATGCCGCTAACTGCCCTTGTAGGAGATACACCATATGATGAATGGGCAGAACCTATGCCTACATATCTGGCTCAGCCTTGGGACTGTCAATCGCACCATCATTCGGTTTTTGTATTGAATAGAGCAACGCCTTGTCCTTGGCAGGCAAAAATAGATAATCAGTTCTATCCGGCAAAGTATTATTTTACTATTGACTATACGGATAGCGAAGTAGCTGATGACCCTGCACAACACAAACAAAGTCATGTGTTAGAATTAATGGATGCAGGAAAATGGACAGGTAATATAGTTGCGTTACCGAATAATCGTGTAAGGGTAACAAACCCTGCATGGTTTGTAACAGGTGAAGGTCCACCTGATTTTGCACCGAGTCAATGGACTCATCACTCAAAGCAAGACCCTAACTATGTTGAGGACACTGCTAGAGTATTTAATAATCTATACGCTAAGGAGAAATGATATGGCGATGAAAAAGAAAAAAGCTAAAGGTATGGCAAGAGGTGGAATGAAATCCAAAGGTTATGCTAGAGGCGGCATGAAATCAAGAACAAAAGCTAAAGGTATGGCTAGAGGCGGCATGAAGTCACGAATGAAATCTAAGGGCATGGCAAGAGGCGGAATGAAGTCTAAAGGTATGTCACGTGGTGGAGCAAAGAAAACAATGACTCTTGCTCAAATCAGAAGTATGGCTAAATCCAAAGGCTACAAATTGGTTAAAGTGTAATGGCAGCAAAGAAGAAGAAAAAATCTTCGTCTAAGCCAAAGCCTACTAAACCAGCTTTATGGTCAAAAGCAAAAGCTGAAGCTAAGCGTAAGTTTAAGGTATACCCTTCAGCTTACGCAAATGCTTACGCTTCCAAACGATATAAAGCAATGGGAGGCGGCTGGCGTTCGTCATGATTGAATTTGTGCTATATGTTTACATTGGCACAGCAATTCAAAACAACACTCAATCATTTGCAAATATTAACGATTGTAAATATTTTGCAGAAAGGATAAATAATCAACCTCTTGTCCCTAGCAACGACGGCAAGACGAAACATAAAATAGTTGCAGTTTGTTTACCTAGAGATAAAAAATAAAAATATGTTAGACCCAATAACTTTGTCGGCTGCTGTCTCAGGGGCAACAGCTGCCTATAACGGTATCAAAAAAGCCATTATGTTAGGCAAAGAGATTGAGGATTTATCCGGTGAGTTAGGTCGTTGGATGTCAGCAGTCAGTGATGTTGACAATATCCACAAGAACTCTAATAATCCATCAACCATAGACAAGTTGTTTAATGGTTCGATTGAACAAGTTGCAATAGAAAGTTTTGCTAGTAAGAAAAAGTTACAAAAGCAAAGAGAAGAACTAAAAAACTTTTTAGTTGCACATTATGGAGTTCAAGCGTGGGACGACCTGATACGCGAAGAAGGGCGTATACGAAAAGCTAGAAAGGAAGCTGTATATGCTAGGCAAGAAAGAAATAGACAGATACGAGATTACACCATTATTGGTATAGCCTGTTTAGTAGGGGCTAGTGCAATAGGGTGGATGCTATGGATAATAAGTCTTTCTACTTAGCATTATTAGGTCTTTTTGTTTTGTTTTACCTT